TGAGAGCTACCGTGATCCCGACAGCTTTGCTGACGTTGTTCGTGGTATGCACCTTTACGGTCGTAAGATCTTGAAGCCTGAAGCAATTGTAACTGCTAAGTTCAACGCAGCGTAATGTAACGGAGGGGCTTAATTGTCCCTCCTCTTTAAAGGAAAATTAAAATGGCTACTGTTACCTCTCTAGTCCGCGCCGTTGGTGGTGTGGGCAATCCTAGTCGCAAAGCTTACCTCGTAGAAAAAGAAGTAGATTTTGCTGCTGCCGCTGTTGCTAAAGGCTCTTCTTTAGCTTCTGCTGATATTATCGAAACAATCTCTGTACCTGCTGGTACTATGGTTATGAATGCTGGTATTCAAGTTGTTGCTGTTGCCGCTGGCGGTACTGGCACCACTTTGGACCTAGGCGTTACTGGCGTTGATGCTGACGTATTTGTTGACGGCTTCACCTTTGATGGTGCTGTTGCTGGCGTTTATGCACAGAACGCTGCTGCATTCCAGCCTGTGGTTGTAGGTGCTGCTGACACTGTTGATGTTCTTATTCAAGCTGGTTCTACCATTGCTACCTCTGGTACTGTGCGTGTATGGGCTTTACTGATGGACGTTAGCGCTGTGGGCGACACTGAAGCTGCTGAAGCTGACCGCGACCAACTGGCTTAATTGCCTATAAAGGAGAGTTGCTGTAATGGCAGCTTTCCTTTTTTATTTCTTATAATTATGTCCACATATATTTCTTTAACAAATGAACTGCTAAGACGACTAGGCGAAGTTGTTATGGACTCCACAGAGTTTGATAACGCACGTAATGTGCAGGCACTAGCTAAGAACTCTATCAATTCATCTATTAGAGAAGTGTTACATTCTGCACAGGAATGGCCTTTCACTTTACAAACCTACACACAGACACTAACTATAGGTGATAGCACTTATCAATTACCTGCTGATACTTCTAGTGTTGATTGGGAAAGCTTCTACTTAAAGAAGTTTAATGACAGCACAAGAGCTTCTGCCTTGCCTGCTATTAGTTACAGTAATTACTTGTCTAGGTTTAGACCACGAGATGATAATGCTGGTGCTGATGGTTATTCTATACCTACATACATATTTCAAACACAAGATTTTAAATATGGTGTTACACCAATACCAAACGAAGCTTACGAGATTGAATATAAATACTGGTCATTCCCTGCTGAGTTGGTAGACAAGGATGATGTCTGCATTATTCCAGAAAGATTTTCTAATGTAGTTTTAGATGGTGCTATGGTGTACATGATGATCTATCGTTCTAACGAACAGAGCGCTGCTTTGCATAAAGATAGGTTTGATTTAGGTATCAAAGGCATGAGACGTGTATTGATGGATGATTCTACTTCTGTAGTATCTTCTATGATTACAAGAACTAGTTCCACCTCTGGATCTAGAGTAGCTTAATGGCAGATCGTATAAATTCTTTTAAGGTTGTTTCTATTGGTGGCCTTAATACAAACAAGGATGTGTTAACACAGGGTGAAATTGAGCCCGGTGCTGCTTATTCTTTAATCAATTATGAGCCCTCCACTAGTGGTGGCTATCGCCGTCTTAGCGGCTACTCCAACGACTATGGCACTGTACCGGGCGCTGGCTCTGTGCTTGGTGTGATGGTGGCTGAGTTCATTAACGATGGTGTGTTTGCCTGTCGTAAAGCAGCGCCTGAATCTGGTACAGCTTACTTTCACAAGTGGGTAAACTCAACATCATCTTGGACAGCTATTACCACTCCTGTTGATGTGACAATGGTAGGTGTTAAGAAGGTAAGATTTATTAAGTATAACTGGTTTGGTGATAAGATATTACTAACTGATGGTATCAATCCTGCTGCTGTATATGATGGTACAACTTACACACAAGTAACACATGCTAATGCTCCATCTGCTCCTAAGTATGCTGCTGCCTACAATAGTCACATCTTCTTAGCTGGTGATCCTTCAGAGCCTTCTAACCTCTACTTCTCTTCTCCACTAAATGACTTAGACTATAATCCAGCTAACGGAGCTGGTGTAATTAACGTAGGCTTTGATATTGTACAAGTTAAGCAATTCCGAAATGTATTATACATATTTGGTAAGAGTTCTATCAAAAGTCTAACAGGCACAAACATTGCAGACTTTAATGTTTCTGAAGTGACTACTAATTTAGGTTGTGTTGTTCCTGATAGTGTTATTGAGATAGGTGGTAACTTATTGTTTCTTGGGCCAGATGGTTTTAGACCTATAGCAGGTACATCTAACATAGGCGATGTGCAGCTTGAAACAGTTTCTAAGAGTATTCAATTTACAATTAATGCCATCTTACAAGAACTTATTGCTGAAGACATTGATGTTGAAACCTTAAGCAGTGTTGTTGTTCGTAAGAAATCACAGTTTCGTTTCTTCATTCCTAATGAGGGAAGCTTTGGCATCTTAGGTGGCCTTAGAGAAAACGGTGGCTCTATTGGTTTTGAGTTTAGTCAGATATTTGGTATTCCAGCAACATGCGCTGCTAGTGGATACGTAGGTACTAACGAGATTGTTCTACATGGTGATGCTACAGGTAAGGTTCATTTACAAGAAAGTGGAACATCATTTGATGGAGATGAAATATTATCTGTCTATCAAACTCCCTACTTCTACTTTGAAGACCCTACCGTTCGTAAGAATTTCTACAACGTCACCACCTTCCTACGTAGTGAAGGCGCTAGCACAATTGCTTTAGCAGCTTCATACGACTTTGATGACTCAGTTAATGTGTTTAATCCTTCTAACTATGATATAACAACAGAAGGTGCAGCAGCTTATTATAACGAGGCTGTATATGATGCTAATGCTATTTATAATGGTAATCCTTCACCAGTAGAGAAAACGGCTATTTCTGGTTCAGGTTTTTCCATCGCTTTCAAATACGTGACTAACGATACCAATGCTAGTCATAGTATTCAGGGCTTAGTCCTGAACTACGCAACTAATGATAGGAGATAACCTTGGCTGGATATGTAAGACAATCTGCTGCTGACATCGTACCAACCGCTGTTGTACGTGCAGCACCAATAAATAATGAACTGAACGCTCTTCGTGATGCATTCGTACACGCTACAGGTCACAAGCATGATGGAACTGCTGCTGAAGGACACTTTGTTCCTGTCGTAGCTGACTTCGATGGTAAGAACAAAATTGCTGTAGACACTACTAACAACCGCCACGGTGTGTTTGTTGAAGTGGGTGGCACATCTACTGAGCAACTGCGCTTTCAAGACGGTGCCATTGTTCCTGTCACAGACAATGACATAGACTTAGGCACAGCCTCCTTAGAGTTTAAAGACTTATACATTGATGGTACAGCTAACATCGACAGCCTTGTTGCTGACACTGCTGACATCAACGCAGGTACAATTGATAACACTGTCATCGGTGCGTCAACTGCTGTTGCTGCCACTGTTACTGCACTAACCGCTACAGGCAACGCTGCCATAGGCGGCACTCTTGCGGTCACTGGTAACACTTCCTTGAATGGCAACGTTGCTGTTGGTGATGCTACCAGCGACACAGTTTCTGTTGCTGCTCGTATCACCACTGGCCTCATTCCTAACAATGACAATGCTTTCGACTTAGGCAATGCAGCATTGGAATGGAAAGACTTGTTCATTGATGGCACAGCCAACGTAGACAGTTTGCAGGTGGACGAGAACGCCATTGTTACAGGTAACACCAACATCGGTGGCACTCTAGCTGTTACAGGACAAGCTACACTTGCTAACATCAATGCCACAGGCGGTGTCATCAACAACACAGTTATTGGTGGTTCTACACCTGTTGCCATCACTGGTACAACTGTCACAGCCAACACAGGCTTTGTAGGCAATGTTACAGGTAATGTCACAGGCAACCTAACAGGTAATGTCACAGCTTCTAGCGGTGGCTCCACCTTCAACAACGTTACAGTTAATGGCACCATTGATGTGACCAACACTGTCATTGCTAACGTTGCGTCCCCTGTGTTGAACACTGATGCTGCAACGAAGGGCTATGTTGACACAACCGTCAATGCTTTGATTGATGCTGCACCGGGCACTCTTGATACATTGAATGAGCTTGCTGCTGCTCTTGGTGATGATCCAAACTTTGCAACAACCGTTACAACTCAGTTGGCTGGTAAGCTTAGCTTAACTGGTGGCACGATGACAGGTGCCATTGCTATGAGTAGCAACAAGATTACAGGGTTGGGTACACCTACTACTGGTACAGACGCTGTCACTAAAGCCTACACCGATACATTGTTTGGTGACACAGCAGATGCTGCTGACAGTGCTGCTGCTGCCGCTGCTTCAGCCGCTGCTGCTGAAGCCAGTTATGACAGCTTTGATGATCGTTATCTTGGAGCTAAAAGTTCATCTCCTACGCTGGACAATGACGGCAACGCTCTGCTAACAGGCGCTCTCTATTTCGACACCACGTCCGAGAAGATGAAGGTGTACACAGGCACATCATGGGTTGATGCTGGCTCTGCTGTTAATGGCACTGCTGAACGCTTTGTCTACACAGCTACAGCTTCACAGACCACTTTTGATCTTACATATGATGTAGGCTTTGTAGATGTCTATTTGAACGGTGTTAAACAAGTTGCTGGTACAGACTTCACAGCCTCTAGCGGTGTTAACATTGTGCTGACTGTTGGCGCTACAGCAGGCGACATTGTTGACATTGTTGCTTACGGTGCTTTTAGTGTTGCAAATACATATACTAAAGCAGAAGCTGATTCTTTATTCAAAACAAATCTTGATGGCGGTGCTCCAGATTCTGTTTATTTAACTGCACAAAATTACAACGGAGGTAATCCTTAATGGCTAGTATTATTCAATTACGTGGTGGCACTGCTGCTGCATGGACTTCAGCAAATCCTATCCTTGCTCAGAATGAATTTGGTGTCGAGACTGATACCAATAGGATGAAGCGTGGTGATGGCGCTACTGCTTGGACTAGTCTGGCTTACTTTGAGACTGGTGAGGTTACTTTATCAGGAGCGCAGACGTTCACTAATAAGGTTATTACATACGCAGACAATACACTAACTGGTGTCCTACCTACGTCTGCAATTGGCTCAACAGTACAAGCCTACGATGCTGACACTGCAAAACTAGACGTAGCGCAGACGTTTACTGCCGCACAGACCATGACTGCCTTGAAAGAAACCAAGGTGGCAATGGGTGCTCACAACATCGACCTGTCTGCTGGCAACTACTTTACATACACGCTGTCAGGCGCACAAACACTGACAATTAGCAACGTGGCCTCTAGTGGCTCTGTAAGCGCTTTTGTGCTTGAAGTGACTAATGGTGGCTCTGCAGCTTTGACGTTCTTCTCAGGCGTGACATGGGCGGCGGCAACACCTCCCACTTTGACAGCCTCTGGTGTTGACACACTGGCCTTCTTTACAACAGACGGCGGGACTACTTGGCGTGGTTTTGTCCTCGGATTGGGGATGGCGTAATGGCAGTAAGAGACGTAGTACAAGCCGCCGCTGGTGCTGGCGCTGACAGCTATTGGATTTCTTTGTTAGGCGGTAGCGGGAGTGACTATGGCAACGCAGTAGCAATTGACTCATCAGACAACATCATTGTTTGTGGGCGTACAGCTTCTGACGGTGCTGGTGGTGATGATGTTTTAATTGCTAAATACAACAGTTCTGGTGTACTGCAATGGGATAGAACATTAGGTGGTATCGGAACCGAACGAGGCAACGCTGTAGCGATTGACTCATCAGACAACATCATTGTTTGTGGGTACACAGCTTCTGACGGTGCTGGTGGTAATGATGTTTTAATTGCAAAATACAATTCTTCTGGTGTACTGCAATGGGATAGAACATTAGGCGGTAGTGAGGCTGATATTGGCTACGCTGTAGCGATTGACTCATCAGACAACATCATTGTTTGTGGGTACACAGCTTCTGACGGTGCTGGTGGTGATGATGTTTTAATTGCTAAATACAACAGTTCTGGTGTACTGCAATGGGATAGAACATTAGGTGGTATCGGAACCGAACGAGGCTACGCTGTAGCGATTGACTCATCAGACAACATCATTGTTTGTGGGTACACAGCTTCTGACGGTGCTGGTGGTGAGGATGTTTTAATTGCAAAATACAACAGTTCTGGTGTACTTCAATGGGACAGGACATTAGGAGGCAGCGGGACTGACTATGGCTCCGCAGTAGCGATTGACTCATCAGACAACATCATTGTTTGTGGGTTTACAGCTTCTGACGGTGCTGGCAGTTATGATGTTTTAATTGCAAAATACAATTCTTCTGGTGTACTGCAATGGGATAGAACATTAGGCGGTAGCGGGGCTGACTTGGGCTCCGCAGTAGCGATTG